TGCCAATAAAATATCTTCCGGTACAACTCTGCTACGTGACTTGTTATTTTTAATTGCGATTTCGTAGTTTGTCAAAACCCAAGTCAAATGAATGTTCTTTGTGTCGTATCCTGCTTTGATAAGCAACGGAATTGTTTTCTCTAAGTCTTCAACGTCTTTGAATGTGCTATCGAATAAAATGTTTGGTAGTTGTGACTTAGATGCGCCTTCAAGCATGAGGTCTAGCGTTTTATCTTTTGCGCCAGTTGCACGAACCAATACGTGTAACAGATACACGTGTGTTGGTGTCTTTAGATTTAACTGAGACAATTTCAAGCCTTTGTCGATAAGTTCTCTTTGAATCAAGTCTTTATCACGTTCGCCAATATTTGAACCATACTTGGCAAGCAAGTCGTCAACTGTAAACTTGTTCATTTCATCAAGTTTCTGAAAAGCAATTTTCAATTCGTCAACGTCACGAATCTTAAACTCTTCGCCTTGCATGAAATGCTTAATAGCAAAACCTTTACCAGACCCTGCACCGCCAGCAAGAAAAACAATCTGTCCGTAACGTTTGCCGTTATTGTACAGAATCTGTTTTTCGACCAGTTCGCTTGCACGATAGTCTTTCAGATGAATGTATTCTGAGAATGATAGTTTCATGGTTGTCTTGTATTTCTTAATACTAATCGGTTGTATTCTTCTTTTAGTTCTTCAAACTCTGTACCTAATGGAATAACTGCTCCAGTATCAAAATTAAAAGGTGATGAACCTCTACTCATGTTTAAAGTCTTCACATACTTATCATCTCTTAAAACGTGAATAGTTGAAGTAACTAAGTATTTTCCTGAGTAGATTGGGTCAAGTTCTGGAAAAGCACTTGTCGGATTTGTTTGTACTGATACTGCACTTGGCGTTGCAAATCGCACTACATTACCTACAGAAATTCCATTTGTGCCGCCTTGAATATCAACTTCAATTTTCATCATTGTCTTAGATAGTTGACCGTAAATATGATTTCCCATCCATTCTTCTCTTGCTACAGAGTCATTGATAGACTTCATAATAACTTTTCTTCCTGGAGTTTGATTCTCAGCATCGCTGTAGATATTAAAAAAGTTATTTGTCGCTAAAAGTTTGTTTGGATAAAAGTCTGTAGTTTCTTGCTGTCCATCGGCATAACTCAATTTTTTTCTTGAATAACTGCGTGATAGTGGATTCACAATATCAATGCTTGAATTATAAAATCCTAGCATCATTCCCGGTAAGTGATTGAAGTTTTCTAGTCGTGTGTATCTGCTTGCACGAATTGTTCTACCTTCAATAGTTGCATTTAGTTTTGGCATAAAATGAATTGTTTTAATGCCTTCAATTTCTGCGTCAGTGATTAATTTCTCAACGCTACCAAAATAGTGTGATGATGTGAAAGGCATACCATCGGAGTAATTACCGAACAATGGAACAAAACGTTCAAAGAAAACGTAGTATTTGTCTTTCGCACATGCTCTTTGTGCTAATGCGTCAATTGCTTTGTGGGCACACACTCCAGTTGCAATGTATGGTTTTTGTAGTGTAATTTTTGGGTCTTCAATAAACAAATCATTCTTGCTCATCTGTTTGAAGAGATATACTACTGCTTCGGCAATACCTGTTTTAGAAAAACTTTTGAAAATATTTGTCTTTAGCGATTCAACATAAGACCTAGATGAAAAAACTAAATCAAATCTATTTGGTCCTACCGCAGAGATAACTTCATTTCGAGATACTTTGTGAATTACTAGGTCTTCACGCCAAATTAAAATGTCTTTTGTATCAGGTCTAGCAACTTTAATTGATAAAATTTCTCCACCATGAATAGCAAACTTCTCTAAGCCGCCTTCAGTATCGTTGATTGTCACATAGCCTGTGATTGATGGCGCAAAAATGTTTTCTTCGGCAACAAAGCCACCATAGTATGGAATCAAATCAATCTCTCGCCCACCATTAGTTTTGAGAGACATTTTTAGTATCTCAACTTTACTGCCAACTAAGTTTGGCGATTGGTAATCGGCGTGAATATTAATGCCATCATTGACAACATTTGTCGAGCCTGAATATCCAGCACTTGACATTTCGGTCAATAGATTTCTTACTGTTTGCATTTTTATCTAACTGGACTGATAAGCAAAGATTTTACTTCAGATTGAATTGCACCAGCCAATGCTGGAGAAACAACTCTAATCTTTGACTTATTGATGTTCATTCTGTTTTCCCATTCGTAAACTGTTTCAATGGGACCTTGTTCGCTTGCCGATAATGCACCATGAGTAGTTTCATCAATGATGTTTCTTTGCTTGTCGTAATAGTATTTTGTTGCTGAAGTTGCGGCAGCAATGCTACCATACTTGTCAACGATATATTGATTGAACTGCTCCGAAGACTTAGGCCATTCATCGTAAATATTATGAATATCATTTGCCATGAGAATTAACCAGTCTAGTTTTGGGTCACCATACACTTTGTATGCAACGTTATCTGGACGTTCGCCATCTTTTACGATGTATGGCTGATAGTTGATACCACGAAAGTTTCGAATAAAATCTTTAACTTTTAAAGTCGTAGTAATGTCAATTGCTTTGACTTTATCAAAGTCATTTAAAGCAAATGATACTTTTGGGTATAGGCTGAATAGGCTCATTAGAGAATCACCGTTCCTCTGTTGTATTCTTCTGTTGCTCTTGCGGCAGTAATCAATGTAGATTCTCTCAAAGAAATCGTCAAGTTAACATCTGTTGGAAAATACTGAGTTGCGCTTGCACCATCAAAGAAAGTCATTTTATTTTGTGTTCCGTAGTCAATTGCAACAGATTCAATCATACAAAAGTCTGAAGCAAATAGCGTAGCAATTTCATCTTGACTGTATAGAATAATTTCAAATTTGCACATGTCTGGATAACCAAACGTGAATACAGAGTTGCTTAAAGAAATCAATTGATTAACGTCAGTCTCAGTCCAGTATTCTGTCTGATTCATTTGCCATTGTTGTTTAGCCGCTTCGTATTCCGCATCGCTCTGAAAATCATCACGCTTTGGTTCTGGAGGCGTAGATTCTTCAAGCACCGATGTGTTGAATGTACCTCTACCACCATCAGTCGCATCAGAAATTTGTGCGTTACTATCTGCGGCACGTGGTGACGATGCTACTCTGAATGACGAAATGATAGACAGCATATTTTCTGCTTCTACTGCATCAGTCGGTTTCATGTTAAAAGGCAATTGAAAACGTCTGAATGAAGGTCCGTTGTAAATCAATTGCTGAAAGTTGTTTAATAGTTTTCTTTGCAAAAATTCAATCTGTGCTTTACCTGATTGTCCTGCACTTGTCGCATAACCCGTAGCACCTGCAACTGCACCAATAATCTGTTTTTGAATTGATGTGATTAGCCCATCACCCATTCTACCGATTGTAGAAGAGATTGTATCGCTTGCGTTAAACAGTCCTCCTGTACCAGTCGCTGGAGAACCAAAAATACCTGCCGCTTCTGAGTATCCATTAATCAAGGATGTGTTAAACGAGCCTGGCATACGGATATAAATATAAGGCGCAGACCCACCTGACAGTTCCTGTCCAGTGGCATCATAAAACGTGAATTTTGCCATAGGTATCACAAAGTCTCGGTTTGCAAAATCCGAGCCAAAAGTTACTGTTCCACTACTTGGGTAGTTGTGCGTACCTTTGTAGATACCAAAAAGTGCGTCTGACATTTATTACTCCTATTTGAGGTCTACACTATTTATGTCTTACAAAGGTCGATTTAAGCCAATAAACTACAAAAAGTACAAAGGCGACCCAACAAATATCATCTATCGTAGTTTACTTGAACGTAGATTCATGGTTTACTGTGATACACATCCCGCAATTTTAGAATGGTCATCTGAAGAAGTTGTCATACCATACGTTTCGCCACTAGACAATCGATATCATCGATATTTTGTGGACTTCTACATGAAGTATAAAGACAAGTATGGTAACGTAAAAAGTGCGTTGATTGAGATTAAACCGCATAGTCAAACAGAACCCCCAAAGAAAAAAGAAACGCCAAAAGGTAAACCTACCCGTAGATTCTTAAATGAAGTTGCTACGTATTCGGTGAATCAAGCAAAATGGAAAGCGGCGACAGAGTATTGTTTAGACAGAAATTGGGAATTTAAAATCATAACAGACAAACATTTGAGATAAATAGACATATGACAATATTCGATGGAATTCTCAAACAAGGCGTAAATAAAGGTATCGTGCCTGCTAAAAGCAAGGCGGCGAGAGAATGGTACCGAAATCAGGCTGGAAAACTAACAAGCAATGTTTCTGCGACACGTTTTGAACGTGGAATGGAAAGTCGCAAGACAGATTCGTTAGAGTTTGGTCAAATGTATGCATTCAAGTATGACCCAAAGATGAAAAAGACTTTGCCATACTATGATACATTTCCTTTGATTTTTCCAATTGCAATTGAAAGCGATGGCTTTATAGGAATCAACTTTCACTATTTGCCACCAATTCTACGTGCAAAATTAATGGATGCATTGTATAGCACACTCACAAATAAAAAGTATGATGATACGACAAGATTGCGTATTTCATATTCTATTCTACAGAGTGCGGCTAAGTTTAGATATTTTAAACCTACTGTTAAGAAGTATCTAAGAAGTCATGTTCGTTCTTCGTTCTTAGAGATTAATGTGAACGAATGGGACATGGCATTGTTTTTACCAACCGAGTCTTTCAGAAAAGCCGATACTGGTCGTGTATGGGAAGATTCTCGCAAAAAGATAGGACGATAAATGGCAACAACATTAGACTCGGTAACAGTTACTGGAAAAAGTCTACAAACGTCATCGTTTAAAATTTCCGACTTCAAAACTAAGTTGGGGAATATTGTTCGCCCAAACTTATTTGACTGCATTCTTACTGGTTATTCTAAAGTTCAAGGTTTAACTTCTGGCAGTTTGCCTGATATTGACGATACGTTTCCGTTTAGATGCGAACGTGCTGAATTGCCTGGACGCACACTTGCGACAGTTGACGATATGGTTGGTGGCGGAACCGCAATGAAACTACCTTACGATGTAGTTTATACTGATATTCAGATTTCAGTTATTTGTTCTGCTGATATGAAAGAACGTGCATTCTTTGAAACATGGATTGATAAGATTGTTGGTGCACCAGGACGCAAAGGTGGATTACTTGCATACTATAGCGATTATGCACAAGGAGTTCAACTAATTGTATCTCAACTTGATGAAGCGGGCAATCCACTACTGATTTACACTTTACATGATTGTTTTCCAATTGCATTGACTGGTATGACTGCTACTTGGGAAGAAACAAACACGTATCAACGTTTTGGTGTGACTATGGCTTATAGATATCACACATATGAAATTTAATAATTTTTAACAATGGAGAAATAATTATGTCTTTACCTAAAATTAGTGCCCCACTATTTGAGTTGACTTTGCCATCATCAGGTGAATCTATTCAATATCGTCCATTCCTAGTCAAAGAACAAAAGATTCTTATGATGGCTATGGAATCTGAAGACCAAAAAGCAATGATGAATTCTGTGAAGCAAATCATCAATAACTGTGCTGTAACTGAAGTTGACGTTGATAAACTTCCAATTTTTGATTTAGAGTTTTTCTTTTTAAGACTCAGAGCAAAATCAATTGGTGAAGAAGTTGAATTGAATGTTCGTCATCCTACCGGATATAATAGCGTAGGAAAAGAATGTGAAGGTGCAACCAAATTCAAATTGAATCTAATGAATGTTGAAGTTGAAAAGACTTTAGCACATACAGATAAGATTATTCTCGATGACGCAACAGGTATTGGTGTTAAATTTAAATACCCAACATCTGCACTATATGAAGAATATGAATACAAAGAGGGCGACACTGAATTGGATGTGGCATCTCAAGCAATTATCGGTTGTATTGATTACATCTTCGACAAAGATAATATCTACAAGCGAGAAGATTCTACAAAAGAAGAATTGGTTGAATTCTTAGAGAATCTATCTCAAGAACAATTTCAGAAACTAAATGCATTTTTTGAGACTATGCCTAAACTAAAGCATAGAATTACTTGGAAATGCACTAGTTGCGGCGTTGAAGAAAAATTAGATATTGAGGGATTAGCAAATTTTTTCGGATAACGTTGGGACAGGATAATCTAGCAAATTATTATAAGACCAACTTTGCCCTAATGCAACACCATAAATACAGTTTAACAGAATTGGAAGAAATGTTGCCCTTTGAAAGAGAAATTTATATTCTCTTACTTTCTCAGCATGTGCAACAAGAGAATGATAGAGTACAACAACAACAAAATCAAAGAGGCAAGTAAAAGACTGAGAACACAATCAGCAAAGAAGAAAAAGACGAGGCAACTAAAAAGCAAGAGGACTGGTTGCAGAAAAAGTGGCGACCAATGATGGCTATGATGTATATGATAGTCTGTTTCTTTGACTTCGTTGTGTTTCCAATTATGTTTACAGTTGTTCAATTCTGGGAAACATCAGCCGCAAACGATGCGTTTAGACAATGGCAACCATTGACTCTAGTTGGCGCAGGTTTGTTCCACATGGCTATGGGTGCTGTACTTGGTATCACTGCATGGGGCAGAACGCAGGAGAAAGTTGCTGGTGCGGCAACAAACGCATCGCCAGCGCCAGCACTTCCAGGACCTGCGGGTGGGGCATTGTCGAATCTGTCATCTAACTTTGGTT